CGTCGCGCTCGTTCGCTGATGCAGTGGCTCACACCTGGCTCATCATGGGTGAGCAGCCGGTAAGCAGCATTGACCTGTACGGGCTGTACTCGATCGCCGAAAGCCTGACTGATGAGCGACTGGGCTACTTCGACTACACGTTTGACGACGAGAACGACTCACTCGGCGATCGCGTGCAGGCGATCTGCAATGCGGCGTCGGTGGTGGCGTACTGGGATGACGGCGTACTGACGTTCACTCGTGACCAAAAGGTTGATTATCCGGCTGCCGTATTTAACAGGGCCAATATGAAGACGGACGAGTACAAAATGACGTACGAAGCTACTCTTCCTGGCGGTTATGACGGCGTACAGGTGTCCTACGTCCACCCGACCACGAATAATAAGACGTACATCAACTACCGCGTGCTGAACGGCGCCATCGTCGAACAGGAAGCGGAAAACCCGAACAAACTGGAGATCGTCGGCTTCCGTAATGAGTATCAGGCCCGGGAGCGAGCTCTGCGCGAAACCAAGCGCCTGATCTACTCGCGCGTGAAGATGAACGCCAAGGTGTTTGAGGACGGCATTATCCAGGTCGGTAGCGTCATTCAGATGCCCGACATCTACGACAGCAACCAGCAACAGGGTTACATCACCGGGCGCGCCGGTAATAACTTTGATACCAGCGAGCCGATCACGTTTACCGGTTCGATGTATGTGCTGGTTACCGACAGCCTGGGTAACCCGACTCTGCGCTATCCGGCCACCGCCCGCAGCGACACGAAGTACGGCTTCACCGCGGCAATACCCGACATTCAGCTCAATATATGGAACGGAGACACTGTGCAGCTTCCTTCGCGCTACCTCATTGCGACCGTGGAGGAACTGGACAGTCAACTATGGACGGTCAATAGCATCAAACCGAACACAGATAACACGGTTTCCCTGACCGTCGCTGAATACAGCGACGCTATCTACGAATAAGCCCCATCCCAACAAACAACACCCGGCCTCGCGCCGGGTTTTTTATGGAATAAATATGGCTACCACACCTACTAACCTGCCAGTACCGAGCGAATCTCCGTTCGATTTCAAATTCAACATAGGAAAAATCGACGAGGTTGTTACCTCTATGGGGTGGACCTATACCGATCGCTTTGGTCAGAAGCACTACACCATTGAGGGCATCAACTATCTTTCCCAGCAGGCAATGGCCGCCTACGGTTACGTTATCCTTACCGGGAAAACATTCACCACCGGCGCGACTATAAACAACCCGAATGAGGTGCTGCTGAATACCGCCGACGGCGAATATTACAAATGGACTGGTTCGTTTGCTTCAGGCCCGAAAGTTGTTCCGGCCAACTCAACACCAGCCAGCACTGGTGGAATTGGGCCAGGATTTTGGGTAGGCGTTGGGGATGCCTCATTAAGAGCTGCTTTAGCTACTTCTGGCGGCTCAGAAATGATTGGAACTCCTAATGGTACTGTCGAGGACAGGTTAAACCAGCTAAATGACAAAAATAATGATTTGGCAAAAAAAATAGCCACACCTATTATTCCTTGCCCTATCCCAACTATATCAAATGGGGTGAAGGCCGTAGTAAAATCATCAAATAATGACTTTTATATTATTTCTAAACGAGCAAATGGGAAGTATGGATTTATTGCTCAGCGCGTGACAAATGAAGCTTCTGTTTCAGACGAAGGTAACTATGGTGGGGCGTCTCCGTTTCGCCCAAGTTCAGCTGATAGGGTAAGAGATGCCATTTACGCAAAATTAGCACCTTTTAATAAAAGCGCTGGAGTAACATTATCAACACTAAACGCTTCACAGATAGCCATACTATATGGTTTTAGCGCAACCGGTGCCTCCATAAATGCCGTAACTACTAGCGGTGACTTCTCGCTTATAAGCCAACAGGTTTATAACGTGCCAAATGGGGAATCTGTTGTTTATAAGCTAGAGTTGTCAAATAGAGCCACTATCAGGCTCGGCTGTTCAAATGGTGCATCCACCACTGCAAATATAAGCATCAGTCGAGATGGGACTAACTGGCTTCTTCAAAAAACAGTTAATACCCAGTTGCCGCCATCGGGGTTTGGTCCACTTCCGATAGATATAGATGTAAGTGGGCTAGGTGGCACCTGGTATGTGCGCATTGCAAATGGGCATACTAATCCGATATATCTCGTTGGACTTAATATTAATCCATTAGGTTCAGAGAGAGTGTATGATTACGACGCCTTCATTGCTACGATTGAGCCTGATCTGGCATCAGGGCCTTCATACTACTTCGGAGGAAATGGGGCGACTGAGTTTGCAGCTAAAGAGTTATCAACCGGTAAGTTCTTTGGAACATTCCATGGCGGGCATAGTAATTTTTCGCAACGACTTAGAACAGAAAATGCTTCTTACAACCTTGATAACTCCACCGCGCCTGTATTATTGCTTACGAAAAATGCCACTCTACACAGCGCTTCGCTAATTACCATCCAGTCATCCACCTATAATTATGTGGCATCGACTCAGTTTGGTGATGGTGTTACGATAACCAACTTTTCGTTAAAGAAGCAAGCCGGAGCCGCTATTCTTTGTGAGCGTATATATACTCATATGGCTACTTCTGCTCGAAACTTTGACTGGATATACCAGCCTGTACTAATTAACAAAACCGATGATGGCGATGTTCAAGTTGGACAATGCGGCTTCATACAGCAGTTCCGATCTGATGATGCTGCATACGTTAACTGTTACTTTTCACAAGTGAACGTTTCAGAAAACGGTTATGGTGGTGCTTATATTTCCTTCCAAGAAAATTATAACAAGCAGTACTATGGCGCTGTTTTCTCATCACCTTCTGGAGTTCCGCTTTCTGACGGATCCTATACAACCTGTAAAGAGTTTTTCTGATACCCAAGGCTTGGAGAATGGGCAAGGCCGCAATGCCTTGCCCATATCCTGTTATGAATCAGCAGAGGCTAAATTGCTGGTTTTCTTGTCTTGATTAAATTACCTGCCATATCAACCAAATATTTTCTTAATGCCAAGATAGCAAGGTTTATAATAATAGGGATAACAATGCCTGCAACGATATAAACAGGCCAGTACAAAGGATCTGAAAAGTGCGACAAAGCCTTAGCTTTCCCTATTTCATACATTCCCATCCAGCCGAAAATAATATCCAACAAAATGAATGCAAGTAAGTGGAAAGACATAATGCATTTGCTTTCCCTCCCTATGTAGAGAATGGTTTTCGACTTTATTGCTTTAGATAGCATGCAGGATAAGGAAAATACTATATATGAGCAAAGTAATATTTGAACATAAGTCAGCAAAAATCCATGCTTGTAGTTACTCCATGAAACCCCTATATCTCCGCTTAGCCCCAGTCGGCGCATAGTAATAACCAATAAAAACGCCAAGCACATCCAAAGCAAAGAAGGTGATTTAAATATCAAATCCTTAAATGTTTTTCCTATCAACATAAAGGAAAGCGCAAAGAGGATTTGAGAACCATAGTTATTTAATATATTCCATTCAGATTTGTATGCCACAGCAAGATAATCGATGGAAACCCAACCACATGCTATGATAGTCAGAACGGATAAAATACTTTTCGCGGTTCTATTTAAATGTTTTGTTATGCGCAGATAGCAATATAGAAGGATGGATGCCATTGCATATGCGAAAAGAAACCATGATACTAAAAATAAAAAACTAATATGCATATTAGTATTCAAAAAGTAAATGGCATAATCATAGATAGAGATCTGAGCTTTATATAGCCCTGAAATTCCAGTGCTCTCTTGTATAAGATATGAAACTAGCAATAAAAACATATCCACAATTACTATATAAAAAAAGAACTTTCTGATTATTATACTAAGGAATTGTAGAGGGTTTTTATTCTCGTTAAATACAATTCCTCCAATCATGAAAAATAGAGGCATGTGATACATATACGGCGTCATAACATTAAATATGTTATTTGAGTAGTGCCCTATAACGACAACAATAATTCCAAGAGCCTTTGCATAATCAATCGCAGTTCTCCTGTATTGCTGATCATCATTGCTAATCGTATTCATTCTTCACCCTGCGTAGTTCATTTCACGAATCATTCTGTAGGGATACACGTCGCATCACTACTGACGGCACCGTCACATGAAGCATGATAACTGCGTAATCAGATCGTGATTAACGCGTTATTGTCAAAAGGATGCGACAGCATACCCGAAGGTAGTTTTTCGATCGAGTAAATCGTTAGTAAGAGCAGACGTCCATAGCAAAAATAAACGCTAAAACATCAACAGCCTATAAATTTCAATCCCTCTAAAACTTGATCAAAGTTAGCTCTTGTATGTACTGTATATATATACAGTTTTTGTTGTCCTGAGGATGATTATGCAGACAGGGGATAAACGATACAAGCTCGAGCATTTATGTGGGGTTAGCCACTCTTCCTGTCTGGTTGAAACTTCAGGTGGATACGCGCTTTTTCAGCCTGAACTTGTGCCCACCAACGGAACACGCGTGCTGGTGCATGCGTTCGGACAACTACAGTTCGCGGTCGTTATGGGCGGTGCGCTCATCACCGAAGACGGTGAAAGCATAGAGGGAGATGCTTTAGATGAAGTCGATGTCATGGGAGTTGTGACCTTTTTTATCAGTGGCGCTGCGGCGTTCACAGACGACAATCCGGTGATGTGATGTTTGCCC